CTGACGAGAGTAAGTCTTACTTCCGTGAGTCTCAGGTCAACAAGATGTCCACTAAAGAATACGAAAAGAACGCAGACGCTATTATGGACGCTATTCGTAGTGGAAAGTTTGTTTATGATGTGTCAGGTAGAAAATAATACTTGACAAGGCCACATTCATAAGTATAACTATATACATACAACACTTAGTAAATCTAAGTTTGTGTGTCTAACCAAGACAAAGCCGCAAAGACTCACCCATGAGTGTAGGCCCAGCGCTACAAGGTAGGCCAACTGAGTAGCAAGCTGACCACCCTACTACGACTGGCCTCTTTCGTGGATATGACTGTCTTTATATTTATATAGCCATATCTATAGGAGGAACTTAACTATGGCTTTCGCTTCCGCATCTGGTTACGGCAACTTGCCAAACGGCAACTTCTCGCCAGTAATCTACTCTAAGCAGGTACAGCTTGCATTCCGCAAGTCTGCTGTCGTAAACGCAATCACCAACAACGACTACTTTGGTGAGATCGCAAACCAAGGCGACACTGTTCGCATCATGAAAGAGCCTGAAGTAACCGTCAACGCCTACGCACGTGGCACGACTGTTGCAACTCAGGATCTGACTGACACTGACTTCCAACTGACCGTTGACAAAGCTAACTACTTTGCATTCAAGCTTGATGACATCGAAGAGGCACACAGCCACATCGACTTCATGAACTTGGCAACTGATCGTGCAGCATATCGTCTTGCTGATCAGATGGACAAAGAAACTCTTGGCTACCTCTCCGGTTACGCTGGTGGTGACTTGACAGAAGACGGTGTAGCAGACGCAGTTAACACAACTGTTTCTGGTACTAAGGCTGACTCTTCTGCAGGTTCTGACGAACTCTTGGCAGCTAACAAGCTGAACAAAGGCGACTTTGGCAACATCACTACCTCTGGTGCTGATGACCATTCGATTCCTTTGGCAGCACGCTTGCCCGGTGCAACTTCTCAGTCCACTTCAACTGCAACCCCTCTGCAAGTTATTGCACGTATGGGTCGCTTGTTGGATCAACAGAATGTTGACACTCGTGGTCGCTGGATTGTTCTTGACCCAATCTTTATTGAGATGCTCAAGGACGAAGATTCCCGTGTCATGAATGCTGACTTCGGTGGCACTGGCCTCTTGAACGGCTTGGTACTCAACAACTTGCATGGCTTCCGTGTATACGTATCCAACAACCTGCCATCTGTAGGTACTGGTGCGGGTACTTCGGGTACTGCTAACCAGAACACCAACTACGGTGTTATCGTTGCAGGTCATGACTCTGCTGTAGCAACTGCTGAGCAGATCAACAAGGTTGAGTCCTATCGTGATCCTGATTCGTTTGCAGACATCGTACGTGGTATGCATCTCTATGGCCGCAAGATTCTGCGTCCAGAAGCGATTGTTACCGCAAAGTACAACGCTGCCTGATAAAGTTATTGGAGGGGCTGCTTCGGTGGCCCCTTCAGCTTATCCATATGAACCTTGTAAGCCAAACATATAAGTCTGTACTCAAACAGACACACGCCCAACTAAATGACACGTGGGGTGGTGGTCATAGTGTAGACAAGCTTCCTAAATACGAAGCTGACATGCTTGCAAAAGAAGTTACTACAATCTTAGACTATGGTTGTGCTAACGGTAAGTTCAAGGTTTATATGAATAAGCACAAGCCACACTATGATGTGAGGGAGTATGATCCGGGCATCGAAGGCAAAGACACAATGCCAGAACCAGCAGACTACATTGTATGCTGTGATGTTATGGAACACATTGAGCTTGACTTGCTTGATAATGTTATGCTACACTTAAAGAGTTTGATGCTCAAAGGTGGCTTCTTCAATATCTCTACCAAGGACGCTATAACGTTACTATCAGATGGCTCTAATGCTCACAAGATAGTTAAAGACGGTGACTGGTGGGTAGACTTGTTTAGTAAACACTTTGATCTGTCAAACATAGAGATAGGCAGAATAGAGACAAACTTCCGTGCAAGTCCTAAGAGCGCAGAATAAGTATCCTGATAGTATCATTGTACATCTCAGCGATATCTACAGCTTAAATGATAACTTGGGTGACGGTAGCTTTAATGCTACACTTCATAAGTCGTTAGGCTTACGTGGAATGTTAAACCCTATCTTAATATCTACAGAAGAAGGTTTTAAAGCTAACACGCATCCGTTTGACCGTAGGCCACAGCCTGAACACGTTGAGCAAATGTATCGCTGCATGATCGGTAATAACAGATACAAGTATGCAGTAGACAACGGTTATACACATATAGAATGTCTTGTGATAGATGATCTAGTTACACTAAAGAATATGAGTCGTAAGACCTTCTTAGAACCACGAAAGATGTTACGTTAATGGCTAGCAACTACGTTACACTGGTAAACAAAGTACTGACACGTATGAACGAAGTTACGCTTGACACTGCAGGCGATGGCTTTGCTGGGGTACGTAACGTTCAGGCTTTAGCTAAAGATGCTGTGAACCACAGCGTCAGACTTATCATTCAAGACGCACAAGAATGGCCTTTCCTTAAGACTACGTATACACAGACACTTGCTGCAGGTACACGCCAGTACGACTTTCCTTCTGACATGGCTACAGTAGATTGGGATACGTTCTATCTTAAGAAGCTTTCATCCAAAGACAACACCCCTACAGTACTGAGGCCAATCTCCTATGAGGAATACATTCAATCCTATAGAAGCAGAGATGATACGGGGAATGCATCTGGTGATGGCGCTCCTGTCTACGTGTATCAAACGTATGAAGAAAAGTTTGGTGTCACTCCTGTCCCTGATGCGGCGTACGAAGTAGAGTATGTATACTGGACTGCACCTAGCGATATGACATTGTATAACGATACGTGTGTTATTCCTAGCCGCTTTGATCATGTTATCATTGATGGTGCTATCATGTTTATGATGCGCTTCCGTAGTAACGAACAGAGTGCAGCTATTCACCAGAACAACTTTGAAGATGGTATCAAAGCAATGCGTAGAGTGTTGATTGATGACGATCTCAACATTCGCTCTACCGTCATTAACAGAGTAGCAGTAAATGGCAGATAACTTAGCGTCCTTCAAGGTACAATGTCAGGGTGGTCTTGACACTAGCCGTGACGTGTTGTCTCAGGGTGAGAACTCTGCAGGCTCAGCTATTGCAATGATTAACTACGAACCTGCTGTTACTGGCGGCTATCGTAGAATAAGTGGATATAGTAATGCTTATGGTACTGTACCGGGAGAAGGAAGTGTCTTAGGTGTATGTGTTGCTAACGGTATTAATGATGGTATCCTTGCTGCCCGTAAACCTACTTCTGGTTCTAACTATCTGTATTACTGGGATACTTCTTCACAGGCATGGTCAGTAATAACAACCTCTGGATCCCCTACAATGACAGGCGTAGGTAAAGTACGCTTTGTTAGATACAACTGGGGTACAGAAAAAGTATTCATTACGGACGGTGTAAACCCTGCCGCTACGTATGACGGTACAACATATACCCAAGTTACACATGCAGACGCACCTTCTGCACCAAAAGTAGCACACGTATTCAAGAATCACATGTTCTTAGCAGGCGATTCTACAGAGCCAAACAACCTGTATTTCTCTGCGCCCTATGATGAAACAGACTTCGCATCCGCTAATGGTGCTGGTGTTATTAACGTAGGCTTCCCTATTGTTGCACTAAAATCTTTCCGTGACACTCTGTATGTCTTTGGTGTCAACAACATTCGTAAGATCGTAGGCAACAACATCGCAGATTTCTTCTTGCTAGAAGTTACAGACGATCTTGGTTGCTTGGCTACGGATAGTGTCGTTGAGATTGGCGGTGACGTATACTTCTTGTCTCAGGATGGCTACCGTCCTGTTAGTGGTACAAACAAGATTGGTGACGTTAACCTTGAGTCTATCTCTCGCAACATTCAGTCTATCTTTACTGAGGTTGTTCTTCAAGAAGACTTAGACGCTTTGTCTGCAGTTCTTATTAGAGAGAAGTCTCAGTTCAGGCTTTTCTTTTCTGTAGACGACTCTGTTGGCTTGATTGGTGGTATTAGAGCTACACCACAGGGTAACTTCTTTGAGTTTGG